GTAACATTTACAAATCCATTTAAAACTGTTAATTATGCAGTGGGTGTTACAGGAGAAAACATGGCTACAGGAGATTTCTTTGTAGTAGAAAACAAAACTATAAATGGATTTGATGTAACATTTAAAAATAGTTCAAACACAGCAGTAAGTCGTCAATTTGATTTTATTGCAAAAGGATTTTAAAAGGAGTATAAGAAATTATGGCACAGGCAACAGATTTTAATATCGCAAATGCGAGTTTTCCCTCAGTGAGATCAGATATTAATACAGTTTTATCAGCTATTAATACAATGAACTCAGGAACATCAAGACCATCATCAGCAGTTGCTGGAACTATGTGGCTAGATACTACTTCAGCTTCTTCTCCAACAATTAAATTTTTTGATGGGTCAGATGATATAAGTTTTGCAACAATAGATTATTCAGCTAACACAGTTAATTTTATAGACAGTACAGTTGCTTCAGATTTAGTCAATGATACATCTCCACAATTAGGTGGTCAATTAGATGTCAATGGTAATGCTATTGGAGATGGTACTTTAGAATTATTAAAATTTTCAGAAACAGCTAGTGCAGTTAATGAATTTAC